AAAACCAGATAAACCTAAGCGTCCTAGACCACAAAGACCTAATTTAGACCCTGGTAATGTACCAGCACCAGGTCCAAAATATTCAAATGAATTACCTGATTTTTTGACATCAGCGGCGATACTTTCAGCTGCTGAACCTACAACAGCACCACCAAAACCTGTTGCACCCCCAAAACCAGATAAACCTAAGCGTCCTAGACCACAAAGACCTAATTTAGACCCTGGTAATGTACCAGCACCAGGTCCAAAATATTAAATTTAAAAAAATGAAAATCATAGAAAAATCATTAAGAAAATATTTGAAAGAAATGGCTATGGATTTTGATTCACCTGATAGGCCATCATCAGATATAGAAAGAAGGTTACAAACAGGTAATTTAGCTATGAATCAAATTCCATTTCCAAAAACAGGGAATGAGCCACAGCAAACTTTTTTAGAATTAATTTCTTCTGCTAGATATAAATCTATCATACAAAAATTAAGACAAATTACAGGTGTTAATACTCCATTGAATAGAGAAGCGGCAATCGGCCCGTTATATCAAATATTGAGTACTGCTGTTTATCGTTTAGATGATGTTGAAAGACGAAAGAGAAAAGAATTAGAAAAATTAGCTGTAGATACTGCATATAATTTATTTGGTTTGACAAGTGATGATGTTAAAATTAATGCCGAAATAACAGGAATGGAGAGTCAATTAGAAAAAATTGGTTCATCAAATAATTTAGGTTCAGTTGAAAATAATCCGCAAGCAATTAACATTGAAGAAAAATTGACCGACGATTTGAGTAAATTTAATTTAGCAGCTGCAAGTAGACGGTTAAAGAATGCTTTGATACAAGGTGCGGGTAGTGACATACAATTAGATTCAGAATATTTAAGAAATGCTCTTGAACAAAGATTAGAACAAATTACTGGTCAACAAAACATTTATAACATTTATCTGTCAATGATGGTTACAAATTTTACATTATATTGGCAGATGCCAGATACAAGGGTGTTTCAAGGCGCTCAAGGACCTGCAGGTAAAGAAGATGTGAAAAAAAATGCACAAGGCAGGTGGGAAATTAATGTTAAAGGTATAAATTTTATTGTTGTTTTACACGAATGTATTAAAGGTTTGATGGATTATTTATCTTTGGCTGAAGGTTATGAAAATATGGAAGATGTTCACAAACAGGTAAATACTTTAGCAAATGAAACGTGGGATATTAGACTTGGTCCTGAAATTTACAATAGATTCAGAAATGCATTTACTGATATCATATTTCAATATGATGATGTTGATATAAAAAAAATGCAAACTTTTTTTTGGAAAACAATATTTAGTTTGCCTGATAGAAGTTTTCTTTTATTATCAATTGAAGTTTTAGATAATTCTGATACTGGTAAACAAATACTGAATAATTTATTCCAATCATTATATGGTCATTTAATTGATGATAATGAGATGTATGAAGAATATTATGATAAATACATGGATATATTAGATGAATTATCAGGTGATGATGATGCACCAACTGATGAAGAATTAAATCAAACTTTAGATGATTTGCTTGGTGGAATTGGGGGTATAACTAGAGCAGATTAATCATAGAAAAATTAATAAATAATAAAAGTGGTCATTTTGACCACTTTTTTTATATTTATGATATATGAATCCGAAAATTGAACAATTAAAAGAATACGCAAAAATACTAAAGGATACCCCTTATGCTTTAAGAACATATCTTCAAACATATGATAATACACAAAAAAAATATGTTCCTCTTGAGTTATTTACTGACCAAATAAAACTATTACAGGATTATGAGAAGTATAATGAAAATATTACAAGAAAATATAGACAAGCGGGTGTAACAACAGTAACTGCTGCTTGGATATCAAAAAAACTACAATTTGCAAAAGATGATAATCCTGAGAAAGTCCTCATCATTGCAAACAAAAGAGATACCGCCATTGAAATGGCAAATAAAATAAGAAACTTTCTAGACCAATGGCCAGAATGGATAAATGTTGGATTTTCACCAGATAAAAATTCTGAAAGCAGATTTAGATTAAACAATGGTTGTGAAGTAAAAGCTGTTGCGACATCATCCGACGCTCTTCGTGGTTATACACCAACTATACTTGTATTTGATGAAGCTGCATATATTGAAGCGGGTGAAGACTTTTGGGCAGCATCTATGGCGTCTCTTTCAACAGGTGGTAAGATTATTCTTATTTCAACTCCAAATGGATATGACCCGATTTATTATGGTGTTTATGACCAAGCAATAAGAGGTTTAAATGATTTTCACATATCTGATTTAAGATGGTTTAAAGACCCGCGTTATACAAAAGATTTAAGGTGGATTAAATGTCAAGATATTGTTCATTATATGTTGAACAGAGAACAATATAATGATGATGAAGTGGTTATGTATGATTTTGATATTGAAAATTATCAAGAATATGAAGAACAAGGTTATAAGCCATTTTCTTCGTGGTTTGAATCAATGTCAAAGAAATTCAAATATGATAGAAGAAAAATTGCACAAGAACTTGAATGTGACTTTCTTGGTTCAGGTGATGGTGTTATACCAACCGCTATACAGGAAAATATTGCAAAAAATTTAATTAGAGTACCAAAAGAAAAATATATGCAAGGTACTTTATGGCAATGGAAAGAACCAATAGTTGGTCACAGATATATATTAGGTCTTGATGTTAGTAGAGGTGATAGTGAAGACTTTTCTTCAATGAATATAATTGATTTTGATGACAGAGAACAAGTTGTCGAATATATTGGCAAGATTCCACCAGATGATTTAGCATCAATTGCATATAAATGGGGTATTCTTTATGGTAATGCGTTCATTGTAATAGATATTACTGGTGGTATGGGTGTTGCAACATCAAGAAAGTTGCAAGAAATGAATTATAAGAATTTATATATTGATGGAATCAATACACAAAACATTTGGGAATATAAAAAAAGTGCGTTAGAAAAAATACCAGGGTTAAATTTCAATAATAAAAGAACACAAATCATTGCAACATTTGAAGAACAATTAAGAAAAGGATTTCAAATTCGGTCAAATAGATTGCTAAATGAGCTTAATACATTTGTTTATATTAATGGTAGACCTGACCATATGAAGGGTGCGCATGATGATTCTATCATGAGTTTATCAATAGCATTATATGCTGGTGACACGTGCTTTAATCAACTTGAAAAAACCGATTCATATAATAAAGCATTAATTGATTCTTGGATGCTTTCAGAAAGAACATATGAAACACATAAATCATTTTATTCTTATGGTCAAACTATGGACCCATTGGGGGCATTACAAACTAATGATAGCGGTCTTTATCATAAAGATAATCCTATGAATCACAATAAAGAAGTGTACAAACAATATTCTTGGTTATTTGGTGGCAAACGAACTTCATAAACAAATAATTTTTTATTATATTAAATCAAATTGTATTTATATATATGGCAAATCAAGATAGAAATTTAACAATATATCAAAAACTTACTAAAGTATTTGGCTATCCCAACGAAAGTGAAAAAGAAAGTGTAAAAAATAGTCCATCCACAAAATTTAGTTTCAAAAAAGATGAATTATTAAAAACACAAAGTAGAGAAGAATATGAACAAGCTTTATTACAAGCTCAACAATCACAATATATTGCTGATAAATGGACTAAGTTAGACCAATCATTATATAACCAATCTGTCTATTATGAACCTAATAGATTGGCCGCATATTATGATTACGAATCGATGGAATTTTGCCTGGTTGGTGACACTAAAATCGCCACTCCTGATGGTTTTATCGCCATAAAAGAGTTAGCAGATAAGGGTAGAGACCATGAATTTATCACATATGCTTATGACCATAATCTAAAAAAAGTTGTTCCAGCTATCGCTCGTAATGCCCACTATACTAGAGATGATATGACCTATAAAATAACTTTTGATGATGGTTCATATATTATTGCAACAGAAGAACATAGATTTTTAAAAAGAGATGGTGTATTCGAACAATTAAAAAATTTAAAACCTGGTGATTCTATGATGCCATTCTATAGAAAATCTTTTTATAATAATGAAAAATATAATTGGGTTTATACTTGTAATTCTAAAGAAGGTCATCATGGATGGGTAGCTGAACATAATTTAATTGCTGAATGGTTTTATAAAAGAAAAATTGAAGATGGTGAAGAAGTTCATCATTTAGATTTTAATGGCAAAAATAACATGCCAAATAATCTCCAAATTATGTCCATATCGGAACATAGGGCATATCATGCAAGATTAAATAATGAAAAACTTTGGTCAAATCCTGAATACAGACAAAAAATGTCTGAAGTTGCAAGAAGAAAGGGGAAGTTATCTTGGGATGGTAAGAGAAAGGGTAAAAATAATCCGTGTTATATTGATTTGGATTTTAATCTTTTGATTGAAACTGCTAAAAAATATGGTAATCAAAAAGATTGTGCCGCTAAATTAAATATAAGTGCAGCAAAAATAATTGATGAAATAAGATTATATGGTTATATAAATTGGGCTGATTTCTTAAATAAGAATAATATCATATCATCATTTAGAGAACCAGATAAGAAACACGTTCCTTGGGATAATATAATTAATGCCGCAAAATTAAATAAGACATTAGAAGGTACTGCAAACTATTTAAATATTCGTAAAAGTAAATTGGAAAGTACTTTACGCATAAATGGCTACAAAAATTGGGGAACATTCATGGAAGCTTATGGAATGAAAAAATCCAAAGCAGGTAGAAAAAAATCAAATGAACCAGTTATCAATCATAAAATTGTGTCAATTGAACCTTATGGTATAGTACCAGTTTATGACTTAACTGTCCCTGGGTATAAGAATTTTGCTACTGACACAATATTTTCACATAATACTCCCGAAATATCAGCAGCATTAGATATATATGCTGAAGAATCAACAACAATGTCTGAAAAGGGTGATATATTATCTATATATTCCGAATCTGATAGAGTCAAAGATGTGCTCAAAGATTTATTTATTAATAAATTAGATATTAATACAAACCTGCAAATGTGGACAAGAGGTTTGTGCAAATATGGTGATAATTTTGTTTATTTAAAAATTGATGAAAAAGAAGGAATTGTTGGATGTCAACAGTTACCGAATATTGAAATCGAAAGGTGGGAAGGTACAGCTTCAAAAACACCTAATACAATTGAAACAAATTTACCAAGTAGAGAATTAAGATTCAAATGGGCAAACAAAGAAATGGAATTTCAATCATGGGAAATTGCACATTTTAGATTACTTGGTGACGATAGAAAGCTTCCATATGGAACATCTATGTTAGATAAAATAAGAAGAATTTGGAAGCAATTACTTCTTGCTGAAGATGCTATGTTGATTTACAGAACATCAAGAGCACCAGAAAGAAGAGTTTTCAAAATATTTGTTGGTAATATGGATGATAAAGATATTGAACCATATGTACAAAGAGTTGCAAATAAATTTAAAAGAGACCCAATACAAGACCCAAGAAATGGTCAAGTCGATATGCGCTACAACCAAATGGCAATAGACCAAGACTATTTCATTCCAATTCGTGACCCTGCGCAAGCATCGCCAATTGATACATTACCAGGTGCGCAAAATTTGGGTGAAATTGCTGATATTGAATATATTCAAAAGAAATTATTGGCAGCATTGCGTATACCAAAAGCCTTCTTAGGTTTTGAAGAAGTTGTTGGTGATGGAAAGCAATTAGCATTGATGGATATTCGTTTTGCAAGAACTATTAACAGAATACAAAAATCAATTATACAAGAGTTAAATAAGATTGCGCTTATTCATTTATATTTGTTAGGTTTAGAAGATGAATTATCTAATTTTTCATTGTCATTAACTAATCCATCGGCACAATCTGATTTACTTAAAATTGAACAGTGGAAGGAAAAGATTACATTATATAAAGATGCCACATCAGACCAATCACAACTTGGTATTCTTCCTGTCTCACATACATGGGCAAAGAAAACAATTTTAGGATTTAGTGATAGTGAGTTAATATTGGATTTACAACAACAAAGATTAGAAAGAGCGTTAGGTATTGAATTAACCAACACACAAAATGTTATTAAAAGAACAAGAGTGTTTGATGAGGTTGACAAAAAATATGGTATTCCTGAAGAAGATAGACAAAAAGCAGAAAAAAGCGCTGGAGCTGAAGGTGGTGGTGCTGAAGGTGGTATGCCGCCAATGGGTGGACCTGCAGGAGGTGGTGGAGCACCGCCACCACCAGAAGGTGGTGAACCGCCATTATCAGAAAGCTTTATACAAAAAGATGATATGTTTAGTAATAAAAAATTAAATGAATTATTTGATATAGAAAAAGCGCAAAAGAATATTTATGAAATAGAAAATAAAATAAAAAATATATTAAACGATTAAAAAATGAAAAATAGTTTTGGTGAAATAAAATCAAAAACTTTAAAAAAGTTGACAGAATTATATGAAAATAACAATAAAGAGGAAATAAAAGAATTTTTATCTCTTATATTTGAAAATAAAGATTTTCAAGAATTATATTTATTTTACGATGAAGCTGAAAATTTGCATTTAGAATATCCAGGTACAGCTGAAGCGTATGTTGATGATATACAGCCATTATTAAAAGAGAAAATTAAAAATATACAAGAAACCTGCGAAAAACTATCTAAATATTTAAAAGATGTTGTAGTAGAGAATAATGAATTATATGATAATTTAGATATTCTTTTAGAAACAACAACAATTAATAATTTAGATAAAAAAGTTATTGCAAAAAGAAAATTAATTGATTTTTTCAGCGAAAAAAAAAATATTACAGAATCCCAAGAGAAAAGTTTTACTAACAACGAAAAATTATTATTAACATTATTAAGTAACGATTTCAATAGTTATTATGAAAAATCGTTATCAGAAAGCGAAAAAATTATTTTGAAAAATATTATCAGTATGGATTATGATGAACTTATTGATAATAGCAAGAAATTGTCAGAAGAAATCTTGAGCAAGATTAACAAGTTAATTTCTGAATCGAGAGATGATGAGATGATTAAAAAATTAAATGATGTTAAATTGCAAGTAAAAGATATAAAACCAAACAAGTATAATTATTACAAATTAACAGAACTTAAAAATGGTCTTGATTAATCAAGACCATTTTTAATTTTTTCCATATACTTAGCTTTTAACAATGCTGTTCTTTTCTCTACAGATGGCTTAACATAGGTTTGTCTGTCTTTCAAATGCTGAATTTGTTTTGATTTAAGTACTCTTGCTTTATAAATTTTGAGTGCTGATTCGATTCCTTTTTCTTTTTGTACATCAACAATTATCATATATTTTTTTTTAATTTTAAATATTTTTTTGTAAATAAAAAAATTTTTTATATAATTTTATATAATAAATATATTATTGATATGAAAAATGGTAAATATTATCCAATAGGCGATTACAAGAATATAAGATTAGGATATGGTACAATTGATTTTAAAAATTTAAAAACTATATACATAAAATTCAATTCTTGGCTTAATCCAAAAAATAATGATGATGAATATGATAATATAATTTCAGCATCTAGAAGAAAAATTAAAGAGATTATTTCAAAAAACCATAGCATAAATTTTAAACCACAATGTATAGTTGATTTAGATATAAAATCAAAAGGAATTAAAAAAGATAAAAAATCTTTTATGAGTTTAGAAGTTACATTATATGTTGATAATAAATTTGATATAAAATCTTGCGAGATTAAAGAACATATTAAATGTTTATCACATAATATTATAGATGATGCTTTAATAGACAAGAACTTATATAATTTTAATAAAACAAAAAATTAAATAAAATTGATGTATTTATACTATAAAAGTATAGATGAAGATTTTAGGTCCGAATGATTTTAATCAAAAGGGTTATTTAATTGAGCATGATGCAGGATATATTTCATATGATGAAAATAAAAAGATAATTAATGAAATTAAAGAATTAGATTTTTCACAAGATATTATTTTATTTGCTGTATTGCAAAAATATGATACACCTAATAAAAACGGTAGAATATATCCAGAATCGATATTAAAAAGAGAAGTTGAAAAATATCAGACAATAATCAAAAAGGGTGGTGCATTAAATGAGTTAAATCACCCTACATCATCTCTCATAGATTTAGATAGAGTATCGCATTCCATTTTAGAAACATGGTGGGATGGTAAGATACTCATGGGTAAAATCAAATTATATACATCACCAGGTTGGAAGAAAATGGGCATAGTTTCCACTAAAGGAGACCAAGCAGCTATGCTCATTATGAATGGTGCTACTCTTGGTATATCATCAAGAGGTGTTGGTTCATTAAAACAAATTAAAGGTCAAAATATGGTTCAAGATGATTTTGAACTTGTTTGTTTTGACTTGGTATCATCACCATCAACACCTGGCGCCTATGTATTTAAAGATGCTTCAGAAAGAGATTTATATCAAGAAAACATTGAAGAACCAAAACCTGAAACAGATAAAATGAAAAGATTGATGGGTAAATTAGATTCTTTTTTATCTAAATAAATTAAAATAATATAATTTTTTTATTTATCATAATATTTATAATCAAATAAACTTATACAATGGCTGAAAAATCAATTTTAGAACAAGCATTGCTTCAGATAGAAAATCTCGAAGATGCAGTAAAGCAAAACGCAAAAGGTATACTTGGTTCAGTTGTGAAACAAGAACTCAATGGATTGCTTAAAGAATCCACAGTTAAAGGTAAAGTGGGTCATTTGAAAAAAAAGGTAGCACCTTATGGACAAATGGAAGAAGAATCTCAAGAAGATGATAAAGGGATTAATGATGAAGAAGATGATGTAAAAGGCGATGATATGCCTGATGATACTGGTGTAAATGACACTAAGGGAATGGCTAATGACGTTGACGACGATGACGAAGATGTATCAGGGATGGCTGATGACGTTGACGACGATGACGAAGATGTATCAGGAATGGGTGATGACGTTGACGACGATGACGAAGATGTATCAGGAATGGGTGATAACGTTGACGACGATGATGTATCAGGAATGGGTGATGATTCGGTTATGGATATGACCAAAGCATCTGATGCTGAAGTTGTTAAAGTATTTAAGGCTATGAAACCTGAAGATGGTATTATAGTTAAAAAAGATGGTAACAATTTGGATGTCGAAATTGATGGCAACGAATATGTGATTAAGTTAGATGAATTACCTGATAATATGGAAGGTAGCATGGAAGAAGATGATATGACAGATGAAGATTTGAATGAGGATATGACTGATGAAGATGATTCTATGGATGTTACTGAAGACGAAGAAGATGAAACTGTCTATGAAATTGAACTAGATGAAGAATCTGATGATATGTCTGAAGAAGAAGTCGAAGAAGAAACTGAAAAAGTCGCTTCAAAAAAGAAAGGACCTGAAAAGGTTGAAACAAAAGAAGCAGCAAGAACTAAATGGAACCCTCACGGTAACAAAGGTGGCGCAAAAAGAGCAGGTTTGGCTTCAAAAAAATTATTCAAAGCAGGTTCTGGTCAGATAAATGAAGAAGTATCTAAGTTAAGAAAACAGAATGATGAATATAAAAAAGCATTAGTTCTGTTCAAGGAAAAGCTTAATGAAGTTGCTGTATTCAACGCAAATCTTGCATATGCTACACGTTTGTTCACAGAACATTCAACCACAAAACAAGAAAAACTGAATATTTTGAAGAGATTTGATTCAGTTTCTACTATGAATGAGTCTAAGAAATTATACTCAACAATCAAAACCGAATTAAATACTAAAAAACCAGTATCTGAATCGGTAGTTGAAAAAATCACTTCAACACCAAAAAGTTCTTCTTCTAAAAATGTATTAGCTGAGGCTAAAGCATATGAAAATCCTCAGTTTGCAAGAATGAAAGAATTAATGGGAAAATTAAAATAAACTAAATAAACAATAAAAAAAAGAAAAATGGGAGCTTTATTAGAATCAGGTTTAGTAGGTAACATAGGTCTTAAGCACCTTCGTGTTATCAAAGAGGACACCATTAAAAAATGGGACAATTTAGGATTTCTTGATGGTCTTGCAGGTCATCAGAAAGATAACATTGCACAGCTTTATGAAAACCAAGCATCGTTCTTAATTAACGAGGCTGCTGTTGCTGACGCATCGGGTTCATTTGAAACCGTTGTGTTTCCAATCATCAGAAGAGTTTTCTCCAAGCTTTTAGCAAATGATATCGTATCTGTACAAGCGATGAATTTACCAATAGGTAAACTCTTCTATTTTGTACCTAAAATTCAAGACAGAAACGCTGGTGCACACTATTCGCCTTATGGTATTCCTGGTGGTGCAGGTGGTACTTCACCTTCCACTGGTTATACAGGTATTAACCTTTATGACCGTTTCTATGAGACAAGTGATGATGCATCAACAGGTCTCTTCGATTACTCAAAAGGTGACTACAGCACAATTTCATTAACAGGTTGGACACTTGTTACATTTGCTTCTGGTGTTGCTTCGACAACAACTGTTGCATCGGGTACAAGTACATCTTCTGTTATCTTAGCTGTTAGTGGTTTTTCCAAAGCAGGTCAAGGTAAAATCGCAGGTCCTGATGGTAACGAAATGGATACTGAAGAATTCCTCGCATCAATGCAGGTTTCTTCATCAAAAGTACAATCTAGTGCATCATTACCTTTCAATATCGTAACACAGAAATACGGCAAAGGTATTGTACAGTATGGTCAAAAATCAGCAGGCACTAATGGTAATCTTTATCAAGATATTTGCGATGAAGAGGGTACCATGTATGTCAGTGTTGATTTAGAAGAATATAGTGCAACTTCAGGTTTCACTACATGGAGCGGTGCTACTGCATTAGCAGGTTCCGAT